AAAAGCGCCCATCACCGCGAAAGCTGTGTTTGAACCATTCTTCCCATCCACATCCGCCAACTATAACCGCTCACGTTTCAATGGTGGGGCCGTCGGTTTCCTTTACGATCGCTATAAGCTAGGCAATGAACAAGGGTTCATGTCTTTCTCGAAGCAACTGGAAGAGGTCGCCGATCCCCAGGCCATTCACTACGGAACTTGTGGTATAACAGAAGCCGATAACATCAAGACATTCGAAGAACTTGATGAAACCATTTTCACACCCAATGATGAAGATGATGATAAGGACGAAATCGATTTTTTATTTTTAAAGAAAGACTTTAAGTATCTCAAGGCCAAAGAATTTTTCTTTGATTTTGATTTTTTTCAAGACAATATGGAAACTGGTGACGATGACAATTTTGTTGTTGAAGCTAGTATTACTTCACCCTATATGTTCCTTTCTGAAAGCAAAGAAGCTTTCGTATATAAAGACGCACAACTCCGCGCTAGATGGAAACCATTCTATTCTAAGCTTTTTACAGACTCCGTTTTCGAACGTCCTCTTGTGGAAGTTGTTGCCCTCTCTGAACCTTTAAAGGTTAGGCCTATCTCGAAAGGACCACCTCTCAAATACACTGCATTAAAAGTGATACAGAAACACATGTGGGGGACTTTAAAATCCCTTCCTGCGTTCCAATTGATTGGTCGTCCCTGTACGCCCGAAGATATTAATCGGGTACTGAAAAATCTCAAGGAGCACGAAATTGCGCTTTCAGGGGATTACGTTTCAAGTACGAATAGGCTACACTCATGGGTTTCAGAATGCCTTGTTGATGAGTATCTCATTATAATAGAAGAGACAATTTCAGATGAAGATCTCGCGGAAATCGAGGGATCCATCCCAAACTTCTTTCAAAGTCTAAGATCAATCCTTTTTGAGTCAATGACGCAACATATATTTGTTGAAAACGTCAACGGCTCGGAAAGCGAGTATAAACAAACTGAAGGTCAGCTCATGGGCTCAATAGTTTCTTTTCCATTCCTCTGTATGGCGAATGCGGCATTATGTCGTTTTGCTATGGAGATTGATGGCGGAGAACCTTTGAGACTAAGAAATCTCACCGAAATAGAATATAAAGAATTGAAGAAGAAACCATACCGACGTTCCCGAGACTTTCAGTATCCACCAAGGCCAATAAAGGCTTTGTTCAATGGAGACGATTGTCTACTTAGGGGGGGCCAAGGTCTACGAAACCTTTGGGAATTGATCCTGGGGTATTGTGGGCTGGAGTCTTCTCTGGGTAAGACCTATTTCTCGAATAAGTTCTGTACAATAAATTCTGAGCTATATACATTAGATCAAGAAACCGCAGTCTGGCATAGACAACGACAGATAAATGTCGGTATTATGTTAGGCGTTCAGAAGGGCTCGACAAAGAGACCCGAAGTTTGGCAGTTAGGTGATCTGGCTCATGAGTTAAAAGAATCCTGTCCCACAAATGAAATTTGGATTAGGGCTAAGCGAATCTTTTTGGAACTTAATAAAGAATCTTTAGAAAGTCAAGTTGGCGTTCCATGGTATGTACCTCAATGGTTAGGTGGAATTGGTCTCCCAATCGATAAGACATCAGATGTATCCGTTACGGATTATAAATGTGCACACAGAATAAGAAAATGGATAGCAAGTGGAGAAAATACTCCTTGCCGTCTAAGTGCTGCTCCTGAATGGATGATGCATCAATTGGTCATGAAACATTTAAAAGACAGAGGATTAACAAGGCCTCAAGAATATCAAACGTTGATAAAGAAAGACGGAACAGAAGAGTCAATTGAAGAAAATTTTAATGAGCTTTATAAACTGGCAACTGTAGAGTTGCTCTTCACTCACCCTATGGAATTACTAAATTCCTCTAATAGGTTCAGAAGTATTAAAAAAGCGCTATATCATAATCAAAAACTCTGGTCACTCGCGAGAAAATCACTCGAAAAAGACAAACTTGAAGTTATCGCCATGGACCCTAAGGACATGGTTACCGAAAGAAAAGACTTCTTTCCAGTCACTACAAAAGTCGACTATTACGAACAACTACACGGAGAACCTGGCTCCGACATCATTATAAACTGAAATCAACAGGCCAAGTGGAGACAACCACTCACCAAGTCATGCGAAACACGACAGGATAACTAGATTGAAACTCCTAGTCTGATTCTTTTATGAATGAAATCGATCATATGATGATGAAAACACGAACTCTCTTTGAAAAATATGAACCCTTGCGGGGGGGAGTGTTTAGTAAACTAGAGTGGTTTTCATCTGATCCAGTATTGGTTTCCCAAATTTGAATTTGCATCACATAAAAAAAAC